GGGTACTTCAGTGCCGATGACCGGAAGAAGATGAAGCTTGTCCGAGAGCAGCACGGGCAGTGCTTCATCATGGTGTTCGACAACCCGCAGAATAAGATAACGAAGAAGTCCAAGACTACGTACGCAGACTGGTGTAAAGCGCACGATATCCCTTGGATGAGCGTCAACGATTTCATAAGGATGCACTGTGGAGGAATTTAAGAACAACCCAATCGGCCTCAACATCTTCCGGCACAAGTACGCACTGAACCAGTCGCAGACTTGGAAAGAGAAGGCGCGCACCATTGTGGACGATGTGTGTGGCAAGGGTGCATACGGGCAGCATGCGCATGTACTCATGTCGAAAGACGAGCGGGCTCAGCTTCAGCGCTACATCGAAGAGATGAAATTCCTACCGGGTGGCCGGTACGTGTACTACGCTGGGCGGACTGCCCGCTTCTACAATAACTGCTATCTGCTGCGTGCGGAGTACGACACCCGTGAGGAGTGGGCAGCAGTAACGCAGAGGGCTATGTCGTGTCTGATGACAGGCGGGGGAATTGGCGTAGACTACTCACGCTTACGCGAGGCTGGCCGTACGCTATCAAGAACGGGAGGCATATCATCTGGACCCATTCCGCTCATGCACTCCCTAAACGAGATTGGTCGGAATGTGATGCAGGGAGGATCGAGGCGATCCGCTATCTACGCGAGCTTAGTGTGGTCGCATCCCGATGCGCCGATGTTCTTGAAGGAGAAGGACTGGGCGAAGCAGGGGATCGGCAAAGCTCTTAAGAGCGACGGCTCACAGTACACGTACTTCGATTATAAGCATGATGACTTCAACGCGCCAGCGGCGCTTGATATGACGAACATCAGCTTGAACTACGATGACGAGTGGGTGTTGGATCCGGATCGGGCAGCCAATCCTATCTTCCTTGAGAACGTGCGGTATGCCATGATGAATGGCGAGCCGGGGTTCAGCTTCAACTTCGGGCTACGGCAAAATGAAACACTCCGCAACGCTTGCACAGAGGTTACTAGTGAGGACGATAGTGATGTCTGCAATCTTGGTAGCGTTAATATGGCTGCCTGTAAGGATCTTGCTGAGTTTGCTGACGTGTGTCGTTTGGGTTCTAAGTTTCTTGTCTGCGGTACTATCCGGGCTGAGCTACCTTACGATAAGGTGTATCAGGTGCGTGAGAAGAATCGTCGCCTCGGTCTTGGATTGATGGGTGTGCATGCGTGGCTACTGATGAGGGGCAAGCGATATGAAATGGACGGAGAGCTTGAAGGCTGGCTGGAAACGTACCGTTGTGAATCTGAGTCTGCTGCCAATGAGCACTGTGATCGCTTTTACCTCAGTCGTCCTGTGGCTTACCGAGCGATTGCGCCTACCGGCACGATTTCGATGATCGCAGGTACGACGTCAGGCATCGAGCCGCTGTATGCTGTAGCCTATAAGCGACGGTATCTGACGCAGGGTACTCGGTGGATGTACGAGTACAAGATAGATGGCGTGGCACAACTAATGGTGGATGAGTATGGCGTTGACCCTGACGAGATTGAAACTTCGCTTGACCTCGCGCGTGATCCGGTACGACGGATTGCTTTTCAAGCAGGCGTGCAGAAGTACGTGGACATGGGGATCAGTAGCACGATCAATCTGCCTGCTTGGGGCAGTCCAGAAAACAATCCTGATAAGGTTGTGGAGTTTGCTCAGGCTGTCTCTAAGTATGCCCCTAGTCTTCGTGGCCTTACATTCTACCCGGACGGCGCTCGCGGCGGTCAACCTCTTACTAAGGTTCCGTACGCCGAAGCTGCGTCTAACGCGGGGGTAGTGTATGAAGAAAACTCCAGTTGCAAAGACGGCATCTGCGGAATATAGCGGATCTCTCAGTGACTTGAGAATCACTACCAAGTTCGATAATGACTTTACTAGGATGTACGCCGAAACAGCAGCGGCGGAAATGAAACGCCAGATAGACGAGGCAATGCTCATGGCAGTAGCGAAACCAAGATCAAGCGTTACAAAGACGGCTCTGATGGCGGTGGAGGCGGAGGCTCAGAAGCGGCTGCCAAAGCTGAGTTCGCCTGAGTACTACATCGTCAAGGCAGAGCACATGCTTACGTACGACTCCATACGTATCAGCGTGAAGGTGATGAACGGGGAGGTGCCGTCCCAGTCATACATCTACAACGTGGATATTCCGGTGCTCGTCTTCGAGATGGCCGCTCCGGGGGACTGGCGGGTGCTGGATGATTCGATGGAATCAATTACCGGCATGATTGTCAAGGACAAAGTGAAGTACATACTTAACGAAAGGAAACAGAATGAACTACATCGTCAAGCGCAACAACAGGAAAGTACGCAACCTTGGGCCGTTTACGAACTACGAGACGGCACGTCAAGCAATTCGCAAGCAGATCCGGAAGCTGGTATCTGACAAGTTTGATCGGAAGCTGATGAACTACATGTGGGACGGTGTTAGCCGTAATCCGACCGACATCACACTCTTTGGCTACAGCATCGAGAGGAAGTAATGGTGCGCTGTCCCCACTGTCTGCTTGAGTACATTGAGTTCCAGCACCAGTCATGTCCGGCCTGCGGAACGAAAGCTCCTAAGAGCAGGGACTACAACTCTACCCATCAATGGAGTACGTATGAAACACCAACGGATGTTGGACATACTAGCACTAGCAGCGATCATAGCAGTGCTGGTAGTTCTGATGGTTACTCTGGCGGTGGTGGGGACTTCTCCGGAGGGGGCGGTGGGTCTGATTTCTAAATGAAGAAGGGGGCTTCGCGCCCCCTTTCTTCTTAGTGCAGCTTCATCTTCACAAACTCCATTAGGTGTGGATTGTCAATCAGTACTTGAGTCCACCCTCTTGCTCCCTGCGTTACCATCTTCTCTTCGGTGTGGTTGTCTTCGCTCACACCATATGCCTCGTTGATTGCGTGCTGTACTTCGTGGATGATTACTTCAGCCAGCAACACGGGCCTCTCCTCTAACCCCGGATCCAACATGATGACCCAATCCTTTGGGTCAAAGAAACCCCAAGCATCCTTGGTGGCATCCTCTTCATCATGTACGTAGTCCGGTCCCAACTCCTTAAACACAACCTTGTAATGCCCTACCCTGATAGGCGCTGGAAGCTGCATGTTAGTACCCCAATATGTCTGAGTCCTTGATTTTACCTCGGAATCCCCGAGTGCCACTGGTCGTCATATCTACCGTATCATCAAAGGCACGGTAGCCAAACAGGTTCTCGAAGATTGTATCGGAGTCAATCGGAGTGCCAAACCTATACGGCAACGGTGGTTGCGGCACCGACTCAAACTCTTGGGTTGTCATGTACGGACGCTGTTTCTCCATCTGATGCGCATAGATATCTTGCGTCAAGAAAGCGTCTTGTTCACCCTGCTGCTTCGTGTACAACTGTTCTGCCAATGGATCTCTCCATTGCGTCTTGCCCGGTACTTCCTGTACCTTGTAGCGCACAGCACCGTACTGGTTATCCAAGCGGTCAGCGCTCTTAAGAGCATTGCTCCGGTTGGCAAGCCCTTCCCTTACTACCTTACCAGTCTGTGTGTCGATGACTTGGAATGTGGACGGCGCTACTACCTTCTGCTTCTGAACTCCCACGTCAATACCATAGTTCTTCTTGGCATCACGCAAGATACGCTGAGCACGCTTCGGATCCTCTGCCATTGCTAGCGAGAACTCAGTACGTACCTTGTCCGCAAGCTCTTGCGCCTTGACTGGATTGCTTCCCGACAGCAGCCCCTCTGCCCGTTGTACCTCGTGTGTACTCTCGTGCAGCAGTGAGCTAAGCCACTCCTTCGGGCTACCCTTTGGATTCAGCAGGATCAACGGCTTCCCATTGCGCGTAGTGTACGCAGCCTTGGTACCTTCCCCGTAGTACGACACCAGCTTCTCGTCCATCTTTTCGACAGGGATGCCCTTCATATCCGGATAGAGTTTGTACAACTCATCGTGCTCCATCAGATCCCCGAGCGGGATAGATCCCTTGGTAGGCAGGGTATTCACAAGCCTAGCCTTACGATCATCAATGTTAGCACGCAGGATGTCGTCTGCTCCCTTCCACGTATGCTGTGCGTTGGGCACACGTTCAGCCCTAGTCACAACTCTACGCATCAGAGGCGCGGCTCTAGCTCCGAACAAGCCGAGCGCTACATCAGCGCCCGACTTAGCCAGCCCTTCCATCCCACCTTCAGCGTACGCATTCGCTGCCTCAGCTACCGCGCCCACCGGGCCGGGAGCCCAGCGCAGTGGATCCGATACCGCACCCAGCAATCCATCCTTCCTCTCGGTACGAACGGGACCAGTCTGCATCACGCTGACTGGCTGCTCCCCTCCAAGTAGTACATCAAGAACTTTACTCATTGCTGTATGCCTCGACTGCGTTGTATGCACGATACACATTGGCTGGCATGGTACTGAAGTTGCCAGCCGCGATGCTCTTAAGATCGCTCGGACTAGCTTGGTTCAGCCAGTTCGACACAAACCTGATCTGATTCCGAACAGTGTGGTCGTTACGTAGCTGTGCCTTAGCCATCGCCTTCGGTACTGCGTTGGTCAGGAAGATCAGCGCACCGGCTGCCGCACTACCCGCTGCGGCTCCGCCCGGTCCACCAACTACCCCACCAGCTAGACCACCAAGCGACATGCCAGTAACGTATTCACCGCTGGAACCACTGGATGCAGGTATACGAGCGCCATATTGGCGTAGTGCGTGAGCGGCACGAGCGGTTTCTTCAAGTACTGTTCGATAGGGACTTCCACTGAAGACTGCGTTGAATGCATCGACTGCCTCCGCGTTCTTTCCAGATCCGAGGATCGAATCGTACATGTCCGCTGCCTTCTTACTGTTATTCATGTTGAGTTCGATCCAATTTCTGCGCACGTGATCCATCAGGTATGCGTTCTGTTCTTTAGTGATGGACCCCTTAGCTTGCATCAATCCAAGTGCCTTCTTGTATGCCATGACGCCTGAAGGCGAGGCGTTCTTAGCAACGAACTCAGTGACCATCATCGGGTTCACCTTCTCGTCCGCAGCCATCTTCTTAATCATGGTGTCCGTGAGGATGCCCAACTGCCGGTTAGCCGTAGCGTTGGCTGTGTTCCACTGAGCCAGCATGGCAGGGCTAGTCTTACCAAGCTGAGCCTCGATGGCACCATCAATCTCCTTGTACAACTTCATCCGGATCGAGTTGTCCACCCCACCTTGCACCGCATCCCAATTCGCAGTGTTGCCAAGCGCACGCTTCTGAGCCACCAGCGTAGCCAGCGGGACAGCCTTGCCCGAAGCCAAGTCCTGCACGATGGCAACGACGTCAGCCCCAGCACCAGCCTGCTTGTTCGTGGACTTGATGTCCTTGAACTGCTGCAACACATCCTGCGCTGCTTGCTTGAGGGAGGAGGTGGGCGCAGTCAGACTGTTGCCTACTGTGGTCCCGTGTTTAAAGGGAGCGAACAATACTTCGTGTGACTGGCCCACCTTCTCCACTGCATCCTTGTATGCTGTCTGGAACACCACGCCCATCTCAGTAGGCGTGCCGCCTTGGTTCAACGAGCGCATGGTGGAACCCAGCGACTCATCAATCGTAGCGGCCATCTGATCTTCGGCAGCCTTGTACACACGGGTGGCACGGCCACTCATGTTGAAGACTTCCGGATTGATCTCAGAGCCGTTCTTGCGGAACCACTCCACGATCTCAGCACGATCCTTGGGTGTCTTAGCCAGCACATTCTGGATAGCTTGAATGCCCTTGGTACCAGCCATGTTCATCAGGGCTTCCATGTTGAAAGCACCGACCAAGTACTTCAGCTTCTCCTCGATGGGAGCTTCGTGGTTACGGATGGCAAGGGCATGGCCCATGACAGCACCGAGCGTACCACCAGCCGCAGCGCCGGGGATAGCCCCAACTACGGTAGGTGCGCCAGCAGCGGCACCGATCATACCGCCACCAACGCCACCTACCAGCGGGAGGATGGATGTACCGGGAGCGCCCTTGAGTTCAGCTTGCCAATCCCTCGGCTGAGCGTCGCTCTTAAGATCAGGGATGTCATCCGGGATATCCGGGATGTCGATGTCTTCCGGCAGATCCGGAACGCCATCTACGGGTGGGTTCTTCATACGTGCCAGTACCTTTCGCGGATACTCCGCCGCTTCCGTTGGCATGTCTTTGCGCTTGCCTGCTTTGTAGTTGCGCAAGTTTCCTTGGCCCCAGTTGTAAGCACGCAACGCATCTTCAATGTTTCCAAACTGCGATTGCAATCTGCTGAGGTACTTTGCAGCACCAGTAGCGGACTGCGTGAAGTCACTCGGATCAGCAACGCCATACTCCTTGGCGGTATCGGGCATGAACTGAAACCAGCCCTTAGCTCCCGCCCGCGACACAGCATTGGGATCGCCACCGGATTCCTGCATCATCACTGCTTGCAGCATTCCCTCAGGCAGCCCATGCTGCTGCTCTAGTTGTGCCAGTAGTTTCGGATCCATTAGTTCTTCCTGAGTTTAGCAATCTCTTCCCGCACAAGGTTCTGCTGTTCTGGACTCAAGCTCTTGAACCACGCAGTGTACGCTTCCTTGCCGTTGGCCTTCGCTGCCCTACCCTGCGACAGCAGATCCTTACCAGCAAGCCGCTTGTTCTGCATCTGAATAAGGTCTTCCATTCTACGGTTCATGTTGGGATCAGCCTTGATCGCAACTTGCAAAGCATCAATACGTCCCTGCATGCGCTGTACCCGCGAAGCATTGTCTTCGGACGATGCGTTGCCAGAAGGCACGTACGTGTTGAAGTAGTTGATCCACTCCGACCCAGCGATAGCAGCGCCAGTGTCCTTACGCAGCACCGGCAGAAGCACACCGAAGTAATCCGCAAGGTACTCACGAGTCTTCTTGTCGCCCACGCTAGCGAGCACCATGTCCAAGGTCATCGGAGCATTGGGGTTCTTAGCGACGGCAACCTGCAAGTTCTTCAGGAAGCTATCGTCGATCCTCGGGAACGGATTGGCTGCCGTGCCCCACCCCTTCTTCGTGATGATGTCGTTAGCCAGCAACGCAGCCGAGCCATAGTCAAACAGTTGGCCCTGCTCCACTGTCAGCGGCTTAGAACCACCCAGCGCCTTGTCGATGTTATCCGCACCAACCGCTTCCTTTGCGGTAGCCATCAGCAGTGCAAAGCCCGGACCATCTGCCTTGCGCATACGATCAAACACGGTAGCCGCATCGGCTCCGTCCTTGCCGTACCGCGCCCAAGCATCGCGTACCATCCGTTCAAACTCTTGGCGATTCGCCATGCTGGCGTTGCTACCTGTAGGCTTAGGAGCACCAACTCTGACGCGATCTTTGGGATCAGACTTGTTGAACAACTCCACACCTTCCGCAGTTTCAACCACGCCATAGCGATCCGGATCAGACAGCACAAGGTCAGCCGGATCTTCGGAGATACGGTACGTAGCAACTGACTCAGGCGTGAACTTACCTGTGGCAATGATCTTCTGGATTGGAGTCTGTGCATGCTGGACGTCGCTGATGTCCTTGAGGGTGGCCGCTTGGTTCCTAGCGATCAGCACCTTCTTACCTTCCGTCTCCATCTCCTCCGCTTGTACTTCTGCCATCAGCATGTTTGCTTCGTTGGGATAGCCCATCTGGCCCAGCCCTTGAGCAACAGCCTTGCGGAACTTGATTGTGTCAGTTGGATCAATACCGCTGGATGCAACCTGCCGCATCACGGCCTGCGTAGTTTGGGCGAGCTTTACCCTCGGGTCAATAGCCTCTTCCCCGAACAGCCCGCTCTGGATGGCAGCCTTAGCCAGTCCATGTCCAGCCAACGCAGCACCACGGTTAGCCGTGTAGCGTGCGTACTGCATGGCGTCCAGACCGGACGCAGCAATCGCCCGGTTCTCCACCTGCGCAACCTCGTTGGCTGCTGGCTGGATCCCCAATGCAGCGGGACCGATGCCGAACAAGCTACGAGTTACATTCATCTCTTCAGCCATGTGTGCTCCTTAGCCGACGTGCGGATAGCCACGCGGGATACCAGTTGCATTCTGTGCTTGATTTGCGTAGAACGCATTGTTGATCGCTCCACTCAGCATGCCTGCCCCACCGCCAGCACCACCCATCAAAGCAGACCCAAAAGAGGTCAGACCGGACCCAATTGCAGACGTGCCTGCTCCGGTGCCTTGGAGGATAGTCTGCTGGTTCTGTGCGTTGGGGTTGTACGAGTTCAGGATTGCCATCAGTCCACCTTGGCGCATCTGCATCTCGTTGTTCAGCGTGTTGAGATTGAACTGGTTGCCCATGCTAGTCCAGTTCTGCGAGCGGTCAAGGTTCTGCAAGCCAAGCTGATCGAACTGCGCAGCCTGACCGTACAGACCGGAGAGTAGCCCCATGCCTGTGCGGCGCTGGTTCTCTGCCCAGTCTTGCGCCTCAAGGCCCAGCCTCATGTCGGCGTCAGCGAAGCCACGTTGCATCCCACCCATCAGCGGGTTGTACGCACGGCCCGACCCATCGTTAGTCTCAAGGCCAAGCAGCCCCTTAGAGCGCAGCTTGTTGAACATGCCCTCGGTTTGCAGTGCGCGATCAGGCGCGAGTAGCGACTGCATCGTGCCGAAGCGCTGCGCGGCAAGAGCGTTGGGATCAAAGTTCTTAAGGCGCTCTCGCTCCGCGTTCGCAAGCTCGAACATGGTACCACGAGCACCCGCGTACTCCGGGCTAAGCTCGCTGACCATATCGCCAGCTTCGTTTTGGTAGGCGCGTCCGAAGCCGGAGGTTACACCGTAGGGAGTAAACCGTGCTCGCTGTTGGTACTGGTCAGCAAGAGAGGTTATTCCCGTGTTGTACTCCCGGCCAGCTTGACGGCGCATCTCCTCCATCTGCTGAGCGGCAAGCTTCTGTTGGCGGGCGCTACGCGCACCCATCAATCCGCCCGCTACGCTCATCGCTGCGCCAGCAATCATCAATGGGATCATGTCTTATTCTCCTGCTGCTGTAGTGTTAGGCATTGCTGTTCGTTCAGTTTGTAGTACTGTTCTTTGGACATGATCTTGATGTATCCAAAGCGTGTGTACCCTTCTTCAATTCTACACGCATCAGGGCGTGTTTCATATATCGAGCAAAGGTTGTCTTCGGTCAAGTGGGGGCAGTTGATTGCTCTGCAACATGCCCCGCACTTAGTGCAGTTGAACACTACACCGTCTTCATAATGAAAGCGAGGGCATAGAACGGAGGCCGTACGTCACTGATGTCGTGGGTATGTGCAGCTTCCGAGCTAATACCATGCGAGTGACCACCGCCACTGCCGCCATCTGTAAACGTGCTGTATGGCTGATCGCTGTACACGCCACGCCCGTAGCCCGGAGCAGATCCCATGAACGGCCAGCGGCTATCTGCACCCCATGTACCACCAACACCAAGCTGAGGGACTTGGTGAGAGTGGGCTGGAATTTCAGACGCGCTGAGCGTATGGCTCGCAGTAGTACCGCCGTGGCTATGCGCGCCAGAGGACGTAGTACTTTTGGACACAGCACCACCACTGCTGGATACAGCAGCGCTGCCACCTGCGCCCAATACGAACTTATCACGTAGATCAGGTGTGCCATTTGTGCCATCACAGAGTACCCATCCCGTAGGAATGCTAGCCACCGAGCCTGACCAAATGACGATCATGCCGCCTAGCGCGTTAGCGATAGCCAGCTTGACGTGGGCAGTAGTAGCCAACTGAGTTGTGTTGTTACCCGCCGCAGCCGTAGGTGCGGTAGGAACACCAGTCAGACCGGGAGAAGAGAGGTCCGCCTTAGTGGCAACGGCTGCCTCGATTGCCTCGAACTCGGCATCAAGCTCCGTTCCACGAACCCGCTTGTTTGGATCGCCAGTAGGGAGCGGATCCTTAACGGCGAAGTCAGTTACCTTTACGTAGTTACTCATGTCTGTCCTTAGTAAGTCTTACCGCCAGTTACGTATGCGGCCACCGAGTAGATGCCTACCGGATCACCCTTGATAATCGCCTCTACGCCGATCTGCAATACCTTGCCCGACCTAGTGGCATTCACTCGCACTTCCTCAATCATCTCACCCATGCTGTACTCAGCGATATCGTACTCGGCTACGTTGTACTCCGCCTCTGCCGATCCATCACCGATGGTGTCTGTGTACCCCGCGAAGTTCGTGTTGTAGTCGAACGCCCACTTGAACGTGACCGCCTGACTCGACGCACCACGTAGCACGTACGCAAACTTCTTCAAGAACTTGAGGTTACTTGGGGCTTGGAAGTCCATGTAACCACTGTAGTATCGCATGGTGTATGGGGCGTCAGAACTTCCGTAAGTACGGTACTTATATAGGACTCCATCGCCTCCAAAAATTGCTTCTCCGTCGTTTGTGAAGACACCGCAGTATACGTTGCCGGGGAACTGGTCCCATCGCGTAGCGATAGCTGCTTCTCCAGCAGGAGTCTTGCGGGTATTGAAGCACCAGCAACCACTGTGATTATGGAATACAAGTAGGTTCTCCGAGTCTTGCAGGAACACGCTCTTAAGAGCACCGGCCCCTGCTGTTTGTTGTGTGCTGAGGAAGTCGAAGTGTACCTTCTTGCTGACGTTACCGTACGGCATGGACTTCTGCTGCAACAGACGGCCCAGCGACACCATGCCCTGCTGCGCAGCCCACACCAAGTCAGCACCCACCGATGCCACCGACCACTTCGAGGTGCAGCCGACGTCGTTGATGACTTCAACCAGTGTCATGTACGCAGGGTCACGATCTTCCGGCAGGGCGAACACCACGGTCTGCTTCTTGCACAGGAACACAAGGAAGCCCGAGTGGGTAGCGATTGCAACCACCTCGTCTTGCCCGTTCGTGAACACCTCACTCAGATCCAGCGCACCGGAACCAACACCCGTGAACGTGTGGGGCTCAAGCACCGGAGTCCAGTACACCTTCTTAGGATTCGTTGGGCCACCGCCAATGAACATGCGGCCATACGCCGCGTGACAGATAGAGAACTCTTCGTTGGTCAAGCCCGATGGCTCGGTATACGTAGCACCTGTTTCTGTCCAGTCAGAGTTGACATCCCGGACAAAAGCTTTCACAGTGTGGCCCGCCTGTGTAGCCAGCATCTTGTCCTTCATGGCTTGGAACTGCCACTCGCCAGCGGTGGGGGCCACTGCCAGCGTGATCTCCATATACGTGTCATCGCTGGGTGTGTACTGCCAAATCTCAGTACCCGATCCCATCACGAGGTCAGTCACGCCATCCGGCTTGATGCTCTCGTAGATAGACTTGATTGCTGCCGAAGGCCCAATGTACGTGGGCGGCTCTCCCGCTACTTCAGTCTGCGGGATTTCCACGAGCGCCTTCCGCGAGGTCAGGCGTCCATCAGTCTCAATGACGCAGTTCCACGCAGACAGGCAGAACTCCAAAGGCAGGTTGACTGCCGGATCTTCCTTGTTGATACCAAGGGAACCCGGCCCTGCGGAGTTGATGACTGATAGTTGCGGAGTAGGCATTAGTACGACACCCAGTGAAGTTCGTCAGGGAAGTGATTGGATTCAATGGCGATCATGTCTGACAGGATATTCTTGTAGAGTTGCATCTGCAAGCTAGTCAGGGTACCACCATCTTCGCCACGCTCAGCGATGGCGTACGCAAGGGCACCTTCAACTATTGGCTCCGGTGGAATCAGGATGACGTCATCGTTAGCGGTGAGCTTGGACTGTGGCACGATACACTGGAACTCGATCTCGTATAGTCCATCCGGGATAGGGTACAAGTCCACCTGCATATCGCCCGAAGGACTGACGCCGTTCCAACTGTAGTACTTGGGTGAGCCCGTTGCACGGTCAGTACGGAACAAGCGATCCATCTCGTCTGACGGCATGAATGCCATCTCCACATCGTCCGTCGTGTTCCACACGTTCTGCACTCGCGTGCGTGTGGACGATGCTACCAGCGTGTAGTTGAAGATCGTGTTGGCTGTGCGGATCTCATACGTAGTCCGGAGGGCGTGCCAGTCCCACGCATCCTCAACTTCGCGCTTCGTGCGATTGATGAGGTGGCCGATCATCTTGGAGTACGAGGATTGATTAACGTCGTCGATCTCGTCTTCCCGGAGGCGGACAAGAACCTCGTTCATCATCTCTTTGTAGGTTACACCCGGCATTTAATCCTCCATGAATACAGCACGTTCTTCTGCACGACGCCTAATCAATCCCGGCAACTTCTTGCCCCCACCCCACACCCACTTGGGGAACTGCTGGGCTGCTTCCTCCCACCGCTCATCGTTAATCAATCGACGCAGGGAGCTAGATTTGTAACGGCCCTCGCCAAGATTGAATATGAAGCTAGTGATAGCGGCCAGTTTAGAAGGATGGCCTGCCAATACAGGAGACAATCTAAGGGCAGCCAGTACATAGTAGACCAGTCTTTCGGATAGTCGCGCATCGGCAACCTCCACAGTTATAGGCGGGGCGCTCCCGTCTTCAACAAGTAACCCATACCCCTGAGTCCAGTACCCCGCTGGACACAGGTAAGGGTAGACAAGGCCATCTTTCTTGACCTTGTGCAAGCCCTCATACTTCTTGATGAGGTACTTCGCTTTCTCTAATACCAATGCTGCGTGATTAGCCACGGAATCTACGGATGCTACGGTCAACGAACCAAAAGCCAATGATCGAGGCGACTACTGCAAGGTCGAACTCAGTCATCAGCGTGGCCGCGATTACTTCCATCGTTGCGCCGCTCTTAAGAGCAGCGTCAATCAGGATGATCTTGTACATCGTGTACATCACGATACACCACCAGTACGTCAGGATGGGGCGCACCGAACTATTTAGCCAGTCCAGAAGCTTGAACCCAGTGGGTGCATTCTGGAACTTGAAGGCTTCCTGCATAGCCGCCATCTCAGCCGTAACGCTAGCTGCCTCGGTAGCTTCCTTGAGTTCATCAATGCGAAGCTTGGAGCGCAACTTGTCAGCCTCAAGCTGAAGGTCAAACATCTTGTACTCGTGGTCCCGCTCCTTCTGCTTATCCCACAGACGGAATAGTTCCGGCACCAACCGGAGCACGCCACCAAATACAATGGAAAGGATCTCAAGCATTAGTTTTTCCAGAGGTACGCCAGATGCGAGATGATCGCACCGAAGCCGCTAGCCATGAGCATCCCCGCCCACCATGCTCCTTTTCCCTTGTTCGCCAAGGTCAGTAGTTCGTCGATCTTTGCGGTAGCCTTAGACAGTTGCGCCTTCGACTCCTCCTTGTGTTCGCGGAGTTCGGTACGAAGTTGCTCAACTTCAGCCTCTAGCCGTCCGAAGTCTCGAAGGTTGATATCAGTAGGGGACATGTTACTATTATCCATACATGGTTAGTTCTGCTGCTGGCGGCGTAAAGCTAGAGGTGTACCGCGCTTCACCAATCGTTACTCGAATGTCATCAACGTATCCGTCGAACGAGATAGATACTCCCGTAGCCCCCATAGTGCGCCAGTTACCAGTCCCTTGATGAATGGTACCTGATATTGTACCAGTGCTACCTTGCTGCGTACCATCTCTCCAGAAGTACAGATTAGAGCCTGATCTAGATACAGCGTAGTGCGCGAACGACCCAGTGCCGGGAGTGAATGACCCGCTGTTGTGAGACTGAAGAGTACTTCCATCAGTAGTATAGTAGAACCACATCGTAGCTATACCCGATGCCCCACCAATCAAACCGAAGCGGTGCTCAAACTGATTGGTAGCTGACTTGTCCGAAATGACTGGCGACCACGCTCCATTGTACACAGTACTAGTGTAGCGTACCCACGCTTCAATACAGAAATCATTTGCTCCTAACTCTAGCTGGCTGGTATCCGATACTTGCAGATAGGTGGCGCTGTTGGAAACTACAGACGCACCTATTGAGGCTGAGCCGTACTTCTTAACTCCTGTGTAGGTAGCGATAGATCCGAAACCTGACACAGTTCTAGAGTATTGGCTGCTATCCGTGAACACGCCAGCGTTGTTAGCACCATTGCCATTCAACAACAGTCGCGTATTGGCGTTAGACGACACGGCAGAGTTGAAGCCCATCAACATCTGTTGCGCGCCAATCGTGGGCCGTCCGGGTAGGATCAGCCCCGATTCGCTGCGCGCATCAAATGTGTACCGCCAGTATCTACGACCAGACCGCATTACGTTAGTCCTGTACCAGATATGATCCACTCCGTAGCCGTGATCTTAAGAGCAGTGGCTACCCCGTTTGCTGCCAGCGTGCGCGAGCCTGTCGTACCCGTGCCTGCCAAGCGCATCGTGTCAGTATTGATGGCAATAGTAACCACACCTGCCGAGTTCTGATTGACGAACGTGATCGCTGTACCGATAGTATACGGCACTGACGAATTGGCCGGGATTGTGAACGTACGAGCCGTTGTATCCGCAGACGGGTGCAGGATGTGCTTATTCGCGTCCGCAGCTACCAGTGTGTACGCAGCACTTTGCGAGTTCTGTGGGATAGATGCGCCCGTAACTTGCAACGTGCCTTCCACACGCAACTTGACATTGGGATTCGTCGTGGTGGATCCGACGTTCAGGTTGCCATCTGGGAACAGCATCATCCCCGTTACGTTGCTACCTGAGTTAGTCGTACGCCAACGATGTGGCTCACTAGTACCCGTGCCGTCAGCCGTCACCGAATCCCACAATGCCCCCGTACCCACCACAATAGCTGCCTGCTGCACTGCTGAACCAGCAGCCAGTGTGGACGAAGCGTATAGGGAGAACGACGACGCTGTGCTAGTGCCGTTCGGAAGGATGTTGATCGTCGTTGCGCCGTTTGTCGTGCTAGACTGGAACGAGAAACGATTGGCTGCCGTAGCGTTGCTGAAGTCCGCTTGGAAACGCGGAGCGCCGCCGTTGTGCAGCAGTGCCAGCCTTGTTGTCAGAGTAGACACGGACGTTCCTGCGGTACCTGACGATGCGGTGCCCCAGTATGCATCTGCTCCAGACACCGCCCAGTAACAGGTAGCAGCGGTAGTCAAATATGTCCATCCGGTTGTGTCCAGATAGCGCATGTTCGACACCATGCCAATACCTGTAGCTGTATTCAGTGCATAGATGCTGCCTGCCTGACCCAGTTCGATGGCAGAGCAATCGTTCCACAAGGCACTGTTGGTACGTCCGATACCGATAGCATGGGAAGGCGTAGTGCTCTGCGTCCCCATAAACTGAATCGTGTCGTACTTGACATAGAATCCAACACTCGGATCTGTCAGCCACGTGTTAACTGCGCTGCGTTCGAAGCGTTGGTTGCTGTTTGCAAACACCGCATAGTGGTTACGAATACCAGCATTCGTTCCGTCCCACGTGTAGTGGTACATCGGCTGGCTATTTGTACTCGTGCCATTGTGCGCAGTGCCAATAAACAGACCCGGAGTAGCTACTCCCGTGGTAGCAAACGAAATCTGGCCGTAGTGCGCAGATGTGTGCGTTTCATTTCCCCACAGACGCAGCGCCCCGGAGGTTCCCGTACCGCGTGGCCGAATGCCGAGCAGACCGTTTGTGTTGTTTGTGGACGGCTCGAACATGAAGCTGGTGCCGTCGTTCCCGTCCATTCTGACCCTAGCGCGTCCAGACGAAGCGCCCATTGTCAGGATGTTATTGGTCTTGTCCCACGTGAAGTCGGCATCGCCACCAAATGCTCCACCATCGTTGAACTGGATCTGCGTGTCTGAGCCACCCGGAGAACCGCTGCCTCCCGGGGCAGCCCAAGTTCCGTCTGCACGTAGGAAGTTTGTAGTACCACCACCCGAAGCTGGGGCAAGGCCCGCATCGGTAGACGACACCAGCGGAAGCGTGACGTCAGTACCCGTGCTAGATTCAAGCAGCCGGGTAGACGCAGTGTAGGTAAGGTCGGTTGCGCCAGATCCAGTAGCATCCGTGTCGTTGACCCAGTTGGTGCCATTGTACTTGAGCACTTGGCCCGTGGATGGAGTGGTGATTACCACATCCGTCAGGTCGTCTAGTGCAGAAGCTCCGCCAGAGGGCGCAGCCCATGTACCGTCAGCCCGCAAGAAGTTAGACGTGCCACCACCTGACGCGGGCGCTAGGCCAGCATCCGTGGACGATACGAGCGGTAGGGTCACGTCCGTACCTGTGCTCGACTCAAGCAGACGAGTCGAAGCTGTGTATGTCAGGTCCGTAGCTCCCG